CCATTCTTTGCCTTCCATGATACCTTGTACAAAAGCACCAGGTGCGGAAGGGTCTGCTACAATATCTGCCGCTGTGGCCAGATGGAAGTCTCCTTGAACAACGTTAATACCGTTTTCCATTTTTAGAGAACCCATACCTCTTGATGACACGCCTAGTTGTGCGCCACCCTCAATAAGGTTTCTTGCAATGTTACCCATTGGCGTTTCAAGAATTTTTGCTTTGCCTATCCAAGCAGTTCCCTCTTGGCGTAATCCAACAATCAAGTGTGATACACGGTCAAGGTTAATAGATGGGGTGTCTGGATGTCCCAGTTCACCAAAGGCACGGTTTTTGTTAATGTATTCTTCACTGTAGCGTTTAACTTCATTACGCATAGTTTCTTCTTTGTACATGCGCTTATTTTTGTTGACAGCTTCCGCTACAAGAAATGGACCCTCAATGTAAAGGGTCTTTTTACCATCTTTTTCTTCTGTAATGTATTGTACAGATTCTGTGATTTCTTTAATGAGTTTCATTTAGTTGCCTTATGGTTTTATATTATAAGGTGAATAATTGAATGCTGCTGGATCATTTAACTGACCACGTTGATAATGAGCATTGTCTTTACGTAATTCTAAAATCATTGAATAAGAATCATTTGCTATCATACCACGGGTAGTGATACCAATGTCACCATTAGAACCTGGAATGGCAGCTGTTGTATTTGGTATAGTAATCCAGTTACCAGCACCATCATATTCACCATTGCCATTGAAGAAGAAGATAGTATTGTTGGTTGTTCCTGGTGCAGTCCAATATAATTCAACATCACCAGTAGTAGAACAATCATACCAAACTCTGTAAACAGAAAGACCATAATATGGTAATGGTCCTGTGTTTGCAGTAGAAACTAATAAATTGGCTCTAGATTTATCTAAAGCGCCATACAATGTATTTGCTTGAATACGAATTGCATTTGCTTCTTGGCCAGTACCATCAAACTTTCCTGTTAACTTAATAACAACATGTTCTGTGGTATCTTTTAAGACTTGGTTTGTATAAAAATTTGGCATTTTTTACCCTTAGTGTGTTATTGCTTCATCTTCAACTTCTGCTTCTTTTGGATTAGAAATTAAATTTAAAGCAACTTCTTGTTTCTTTGCTTCTATATGAGCCATAACTCTATCTTGAATAGCAGAATACATAACATCACGCATTGCTGTAGCATTGTCTTGTGCTGCGTAGTCTATAATTGCTCTTGCTTTATCCATAATTTTTCTCCTAATAAACTATTTATAATATACGTTTTAATTTGGCAAACACTTCTTCTTTCTTAGGTGCCGCCTTGGTTGCTTTCATATCAAGTTCGTGTTGATGTTCTGCTGAAGCCTGGTCAATTTCAGATTGATTTTGTTGTTGTTGTGCCTGTGCATCTGTTTGTACTGATGCTGCCATTTGTTGAGAAGCAATATCATTTGTGACACCAACTGGTAGTCCAAGTCCTTCTTCTTTCTCTTTATCAATCTGTGATTGCATTTCTTTGATTTCATCATCTGTCAAACGCAATACGTTCTGCTGAATCCATTGTTGTGAGAAGTAACGACCTGTATATGGATCAACTGCACCCAACAAAGACAAACGGTTTGTCATTAGTTCGGCTTCTTTTAGTTCTGAGAAATTATTGTCTTTGATGAAGTCGTAATGGATGTTTTCTTTAAACATATTCCATTCTTCTGCGGTACAAATACCTTTAAAGATACACTGTACACGCAAAGCCTGGTCAAATAGTTCTGAAAACTTATTACGAATTCTATCAACAAACTTAGCAAACTTTAATTCATCTCTAGTAATTTCAGATGAACGACCCAAAGAAAATGCTTGGCCTGATTCTAGTCTGGATACTGGTACACTCAATGCACCATACAATTTCTTTTGGAAGTATTTAACATCTTCCAATTCACCAAGGTTTTGACCACCTGGTAGTGTAGTAATCTCTGTACCTTTACCACCTTCTCTACGTGGTAACCAAAAGTCTTCCATCATGGATAAGAATTTACGGTCATCACGGACTTCACCAGTGTTTGCATCATAGACAAGTTTGTTTTTATACTTGACCATAATATCACGGAGATATTGTTCTGCTTTTAATTTTGGTAAGTTGCCAACGTCAATATAAAAGATACGGCGTTCAGGTGCACGTGAAATACGATAGATAACTGTGGCATCTTCAATCATACGTAACTGATTCAATGGCTTAATTGCCTTGTGTAAGTATGATAGAACCACAGCACGGCGAGAATCCATAAGACCTGACACGATTGATACAACTGAGTCAGTTGCAATACGAACGCCTACTGGACCATAGTTTGTAGATGAACCTGATACTACTTTGTCGTTGTAGATGTAGTATTCATTTACGGTGGCCATCAACTCAACACCAGTACGTTCATCTTTGGTTTTTTTCATCTCACGTACTTTACGAATCTTACGTGGGTCAATATATCTTAGTTCTTTAATACCAGCAGTAGGATCATCTTTGTCAATGATTACGTGGTAATACAATCTACCATCAACGTAGTATCTACGGAAGATATCTTGTGCCATTTTTTTATAATTTAACAAACGCAAGATGGTTTGGAATTCTTCTTTGATGGCTTTCTTAATTTTTTCTGGTTGTTTTAAATCATCCAAAACAATCTGAGTGGTATTACCATCATCGTCTTGTACGATAGCTTCATTAACAATATCATCAATTGCTGATTCAATTTCTGGTTGCATTGCCATTTCACGGTAACGAGATATGAGTTCTACCTCATTCTTTGCGGTACCATCTAAGTCAACATATGTACCATAGTATGCTGCTGATGTTATTGTTAATGCGCCATCTTCGGCATTAGGAGGCGTGAAAGATTGCTGAGTGGCCTTTTGCTGCTCAGTCTGGTCTCGGGATATTGTAAACCCGAAAAGTGAAAATTTGTTTGTATCTTGTGCCATATTTTTTAATTAATTCCAAAGTCAATAAAACATAAAGGAGGGCACAAGGCCCTCCACATAAAAATCAAGAAGTTGTATCTGTTTCCCAGTGTTGATAAGCAAATGTCACTGAATATTCTTCAATGGAATCATTTGAACCCCAATCCAAATCAATCGGTGCCAAATCAATTGGAAACATTCCAACAAACTTATATTTCTTCAATTCTCCACCTGTTTTGCCGTATTGTGTTACTTGAGCATCAACAGTGTAAGAAGTATTATTCAATGCAGCGCTATTACGGATGTTACCCGCATTGCTGTTGATGGAATTCATCCAACTTTCAACAGCGTTTCTGATTGAAAAATCTTCATCGTTAATAATCGTTAATGACCAATCTGCAAATGTTCTATTACCTGCAAATTTCATTTCACGACCAAAGTAGTAAACTGGTACTGTACCAATTGTTGAACCAGGCAATTGTGCTGTTTTGGCCATAAATGTTACTTTTTGGCCAGCGGTTTGACCGTTAGCTACAATTGTTGGAAATATTAAAGAGACAGAGAACAGGTTAGGACGGGCACCGTCCCCAACCATATTTGCTCTAAATTCTGCTACATTAAATGCCATTGTTTTCTCCTATTCGTTAGTTTATTTATTAGAACTTACCAACAACTGTTGTGAAGTCAACGCCAGTTGCAACAGCAACAAAGTTCAATTGAATAAAGTTGATTGAACGAGCAGGTTTAATATAAATGTCACCAACAAACTGGTTAGAATCAATGACTTGTTGTGTGTTATTTGTACTGTCACAAACAACCTTGAAGTCTGTGATACCACGGCGACCTTGAATATCACGTAGGAAAGGAGTTACAAGTGCAACAAATTGTGCTCTAGTAAATTCGTCATTCAATTCAAACAATGAATATTTAGCAGCAGTAGAGATTGCTTTTTCTAGTACAATAAACAATCTACGAACATTAATTCTGTCAAATGCAGATGGCTTAGATTGCAATGTTTTATCACCAAACAAGACTGTACCTTGACCAGGGAAAGATACAACTGGGTTAACACCAGCTGCATATAATGTGTCACGATATGTCTTAGATGGGTTCCATGCCAACTTAACACAGTTCTTAATTGCACCACGATTGAAACCAGCAGGTGAGAACCATGGGTCTCTTATGGTATCTGTATATACACACAGACCAGCAACATCGGCATTCAATGGAATCCAACGATATGTGTTATTGTATTTGTCGTATTGGTATTTCCAACCAGAATCTGCAACAACATAAGAAGAACTTCTTGACATTGAAGTCAACCAAGTTGTAATGTTTGTTGATTCGCTTCCTGCCTGATTAACAACACTTGTCTTTGGAGGTGAAACGAAAGCAACACAATCCATTCTAGAATTGACAATATTATCAATTACATATTGTTGGTTTGTGATACTAGAATCGCCTGTCAATACCAATGAAATGTCAACAGTTTCTTTATTTTTGAATAAATCCCAACCAACTTGTAGTCTACCATCATTTGGAACTTCATCCGAACCAGTAGCCAATGTAATCAATTGGTTTGTTACGTTTGCAAATGCTGTGTTTGCTGCAGCAGTACCCCATGTAGCTACGGTTGTACCATAACTGATAGGATCCATTGCAAAGATGTATTGTGAGTTATTGAAAATTACTTGTTTGTAATAGTTAGATTCACCATTAACACTTGCGTCATAAGCTTTTGATACGAATGGGAAAGTTTCTAGTACTGTATTTGCTGTACCAGAGAACAAACCTTTTGAGTCAATAACAGCAATATGCATTTCATCACTGTTACCATTAACAGCAGAAGTATATGATGAAGTGCCTGGAGCGCTAGTGAAATAACCACTATAAACCCAAGAACTAAATTGAGAAGTACTTGAACATACAGCAACAGTTAAAGAATTACCTATTACGCCTGGGTATCTAGCAGCAAATGGACCGTAAACGTTTCCGTTATTTTGGTTCAAATAAGTATATTCGTAATCGTCTTTATTTTTTATTTGAATTGTGGTTGTATTAGATGATGCATTGTAAGAGTTTGCACCAACACCACGGACAACTTGAAGATTATTTCCATAAGACAAAAAGTTTGATGCAGTGAAAAAAGAAACGAATGTATTAGAATCTGGACCTGTTGGTGCAAATCTTTTGCTCAAGTTAATTTCGCTATCAATTGTAATTATTTTATTTACTGGACCCCAATTGAAGGTTCCAACAAAAGCACCGGTCGTAGATAGTACTGAAGGAACGACTGTTGTTAAGTCAATTTCAGATACATTAACGCCTGGAGAGATTTGAAATGCCATTTTATTCTCCTTGAATTATTATGTGTTTTCTTTGGTAATAAAGAATACCATAGTGATATTTATGAAAGCGCATATTTACATTCTTCGGTGGAAGTCTTTGAAAAAATTAGAATAAGTTTCTCCACCACTTGCAACTTCCCACATATCACCGCCGACCATTTCAAAATCATGTTCCAATCCATCTTCTATGATGGGTGCCGGAAGAACATCATCGTCCATTTGATTCATATTTTCCAATTGAATCTGTTTACGAATGTCGTGATTAACAATCTCTTTGAAGTATTGTTGAGTTGTGACCCACGAAAAAATAACCAAAGACATGACCATATCGTCATTGGCACCTTCTTCAGCTGAAAAAGAATTCTTTTGCTGAATAAAGGTTGTCAGTTCGGAGTATGTATCAAAATCGTTAATTACAAGTTTGTCACCTTCAATCAAAGTTTTGAGGTTTGAACAACCAATGGCCTTGACCTGAGGTGACATTTTCAGTCCCATTTGAATACCACGGGCAAAACCAGCCGATAATTGCTGTGGTTTCTTATTGCCTGTAAAGATTTTCCATAGGTTCTCATACTCAAAGTCTGTATGTAATGATTCGGCAACCTGTGGATTGTTATTAATTTCTACCAAAATATAGGCATCATTGTAATGCCTTGCTGTATTATAGATGACTGTAGGGAAAAGAATAGGTGTAATTGACGAACTCTTATAGGTTGCCACTTGTTTATATGGTGTCTGAGAGATATCAATGACAGAAAACGCAGAACAATCCAGATTTTTGCCTTCAGAAACGTCTACAGTTATTGCATATAGATGGTCAGATTTGGCTTCATTATGACCTTCTTTGACTGGATGTTCGTAGATTTTTAATAAATCATGCTGGTCAACTGGATCGTTGTAGACCAAACTTTGTAATTTGTAACCAGAAATAAGGGTATTAGAAGAACCTAAGAACTCAGTTTCAAACTCTTGTGAGAACTGACGTTCAGAAGTGTTACGAATCGTTTCTTCTTTCCACTTTTCATCACGACCAGGTACCATAGACCAGTGAATCTCAAAGTTTACATAGTTATTTTTCTTGTTGATTGAATCCATCCACAACTTGTAGAACAGGTTCATACCGTTCGGAGTGGAAACAATAATAATCTTTGTCTTTTTACCTGATGAAATTACAGGGTAAACGGAGTTAAAGAATTCTTCCGCAATATTGGTCGGAACGAAAGCGAATTCGTCTAAGAATACAATGTTAAAAGAACCACCACGAATGGCGGAACTAGATGTGGATGCAGCGATAATCTTAGACCCGTTCTCTAGTTCTACGTTACCCTTGTTCCAGGTAACCACACCTTGTTGAAGCCACATTGGTAGGTTTTCATATGCCAATTGATATTTTGCTAGAATATCTCTAGCAAGAGAACCTTTGTTGGCCAGAACGGCACAATTTTGTTGGTCTGTAAAGATGGTTGCCCATAACATATAGGCCACAGTTGTAGTAGTTTTACCAACCTGACGAGGACATTTTGTGATAACGAAACGATTGCTTGCAAAGAGCTTTAACATCTGCTCTTGGAACTTCCACATCTTAAAGTTGATTAGACCTTCATCAACGTTAACAATCTTTATATAATTTTTGGCAAAATAGATTGGGTCTTTGGCACACTTAATGTATTCTTCAACTTGTTCTTGTGTATATTCTACCTTGACACCTGCCTTTTTAAGTAACGGGTTGTCACGATAGGCTTCGCCTTGTTTTAAATCAATATCATCAATCATTCTTATTATTCAGAAATTTATTCAATTCTGCCGTTGAACCAACAAAAATGGCCTTATCAATCTTAGTATCACCTTCACCTCTTTTCTTACCATCCATATCACGCATAGTTTTTTGAATGTTTAGAAGTTCTTTATTGGCATCTACCATATTTTTAAGTAGAGTTCCATAGACTTCAAAGGCACGTGGGTGTTGACCTGCTTTGGCAATATTTAATATTTCTTCCATGGCTTCTTTACCTTGGTCAATAATTTCTTGCAGGTTTTCTTTTGACTGTTGGTAGGCATCAGTCAAGTCTTGTTTTACATCTGGTTCATTATACTTTACTGCAACGATTTCAGAAGGTTTTTTCTTTTCTTCTTCAATTGGTGTCACATCAAATATTTGTTCCATATTCTTGTCAAAGGTATTCATAGTTTTATGGGTATTCTTTAATTACCGTGTTAGCTGTATAGAGAGAAGTTGCATTTGCAGTTGATGGATTTGGTGTAATATCAATCTGAACAAATTTCTTAGGTGTAATATTATAAGAAGTAAACTTATAGTTTGCTCTGGTATTTACACCGTATATAGGTTGTGTTGACGTAAAGTCACCATTGATATTATCTAAATGCAATATGTTATTTGTCCAAAGTACAACTCTGGCTGTTGCAGTTGCTGTTTGTGCCGTATAACCTTGGTATACTGTTTCACCAAGTTGATAGTTACCAATACCTGATGAGGCATTCATAGTAAACTCTACCACATCTCCATCAGAAATTTGATTGTATATTGATGTAATTGAATGTGTGATAAGACCTGTACTTGTTGATTTACCAAAAATATAACCTTTGACCGTAAAGTTCAAAGTCCAAATAATCATTCTTGGATCTTTTTCACGGTTGCCTTCATATGTTATATCTGATGTACAGCTATTTAATATAACAGGTATCTCTTTGATGATTCCCATTTCTGGAACCATATTTAATTTGATAGTATAGTCTGGTGTAAAGTATGGTATAATATGCTCTAGTACTTGTGTACCATCTTCAATGTTACGCACATACAAATAAAGATTAAAGTCAAAATTATATGGAACAGGATTGTATTGTGATTTTATACCACCTGATGTTGACGCAACATTTTTAATATTTGTATTTTGTTTTCTGGATACATCATATGTAAGGCCT